ATAGCCGGTCTAACTTATTGGGAATGGATTGTTGAACAAGCTAAACGTATTGGATATGGGATTATAGTTGATGGCATGAACTTTATTTTTAAACCGATAGATAAGCTTATAGATTTTGGGTTTAGTAGTGCTGCGGTTCTTAGTATGGGAGATGCAACTATCCCTTTTAACTCTCAGGCTTTAGATAGGACTCTTGATATTTTTAATGTTATTAGCGGAGATAACATAGAAGACACAGTTAATTTTAGAACAGTTAAAAATGTGGGTGGAGTTGACCCTGTACTAAACACCCCGTATTTTTCTGAAGCAAGTCCAGCTGATATTGGAAACGGTCTACGAAGCAATACTAGTGACGTTTTATTTTCAGAGTATAGAACAGATAGAGTTATTTCTAACTCATTATCAGCCAAAATTGAAGCAGAAGGTGCGGCAGAACTAGCAAGATTTAACTTACCAGCTAATATTATGGGTCAAGGAGACCCTAAAATTAGGCCATTTTCTACAGTATTTATTTCTGGAACGGGTAATTTAACAGATGGTTTTTGGATTGTAAAAGAAGTTAAACATATGTTCCATAAAATTGGGGAATATATGATTGATTTAAAAATAGCCACAGATGGTTTAGGGGATACCATTGAAACTTCTTTTAGAACCAGGGATTCTTCTTCAGTTGGGCTTATAAACTCTTCAGAAGCAGTAAAAAATAACGGAATTTCGCCTGTTTATTTCAACATGGACGCCGTAGAGCTAAGTTCAACTGATATGATAGTAAAAGAAGGAAATCAAGGTTATAAAAGAACTATTCAGCAATGGAAGGCACGATAGGAGTACAAAATGGCTAATTCAGAAGTTGCTTTAAAGCTACCCCTGTCTTTAGATGAGTCAGGTAATTTACGTATTGCAACTACTCAAAAGGATATTTGGGCAGACAGAGTGCGTATTGCTCTTGGAACTAGAATAACTGAGCGAGTAATGCGTCCGGATTATGGGACAACTATAGGGGCGGCTCTTTTTGAAACTGTAAGCATTACTAGTGAAGCTATTACTAAAGAGATTAGAAGAGTATTTCACGAACAGTTTTCTCTGCTAACTTTAACCTCTGTTGTTCCTTCTTATAACGAAGCTTCAAGTACACTTACTATTACCGTAATCTATTTACTTCCTAATAAAGAAGAAGTAGTTACTGAAATAGGAGTAGTAACCGTTTCTAGCACAGCCAGCCCTTTTGAGGAGTTATCATGACAGCACCAGCAAATAAAGTCCCTTTATCAGTAGACTATACTGGTAGAGACTATTACTCTCTTAGAAATCAATTAATTGAGAGAGTTAAAGAAAGAACAAACAATAATTGGCAGGGAAATGACCCCGCTGATTTTGGTGTTGCTATTATTGAGTCATTTGCATATATGGGTGACTTGATTAACTACTATATTGATAGAGTTGCAAATGAATCGTACATTAAAACAGCAACTCAAAGAGATACCCTAATTAATNNTCCAACAAACTATGTTAGTTCGATTGTTGATTTACAGTTTTCAAGCACAAATGGCTATTACGGAAATATTGGAGCTGCAATTATTGAGTCTGGGGTAATTGGAGGAACTACATACACTAATTTAGCTAAAATTATTGTTCCTAATGACCAACCATTCTCTGTTGGAGATACTATTAGGGTAACTGGTATTCCTACTACTGTAAATGGAACTATTGCAGATACTCCTGTTGTCTATAATACAAGTGTTTATAATGGACAATTTGTTGTAGAAAGTATTGGCTATAATAATATTGGTAGAAATGTTATTTGGTACCAACCAAAAGCAACAATTAGCAACATTTCTTTAAGTGGAACAACTTTTACTGTTACTTCATCAGGCTCTTTAAATCCATTTGAGGGTCAAAAAATAAAAATAAGTGGAGTATCTGTTACTGGTTCTACTAATAATTACAATGGAAATTGGACTGTAGACTCTACAACTTCTGCAACTGATTTAGCTCCAGCAACATTTACTGTTGATGCATCTCTAAACGCTGCAGATATTACTCA